TTTAGCATATCGAAACGTTGAATCGCTACACCGCCATTTGGGTCTAGAAACGCTAGTGCTTTTGTATGGTCTGCTTTGTTTTTTGAATTGAATACGCTCATAGTTTTCTCTCTTAGTTTTCTCTCTGTTGCTTCATATTTATCATATCGATACCATTAAAATCTTCTTGTATAATTCCATTTATAAAATACATCTGGGGTTTCCCATCGTATCTTCTAAGCTCTTGGTGCTGTACTATATAATCATCAAGAAATTCTATGTCCCATGGATCATTTATTTGGTTCACATTAGTATTAATTTTACGACTATATATTTCTTCTATTATGACATAATGTTTGACCTTATCACATTTAAATAATTTCTTTGATAGTTCTAATATTTTTTCCTTTTCGATATCATTAGATTCAGTTGTTATTTTATTAGATACTTCAACTATTAAATCCTTTTCCATAGTCATGATTTTATTCAAAACTGCATGAAAATAATCTATTTCATGTAGAGAAACAAGATCATTTACTCCTTCCATCTTAGCAATCATACTATTGGATATATGTACTACACAGTTATGCTTTTTTCCACGTTTAATAAAATTATCTAAGAATTCTTCATAATGACCATATGTCATAGTGTGACATAGTTTTATATCATAGAAATGAAACTGGATATCAGTATGATTATAATAACGGTCCTTCAATTTTACATTAGATATCGTTGGCGGACTAGTACAATGATTAAAATACCCAAGTCCATAATTTCTCCCACCTCTGCCAGGCATCAGTGGCTTAATACATAATCGTTCTCCGGCTTGATATTGCATAAATTCAAAACGCATATCAAATCACACAAGCATCGCAATCTTCATCATCAATAATAGATTGTGCTAGTGGTTCATCCATCATTTTCGATACATCAATTTCTCCTTGACCATCGAATGTATTGAAATAGTACAACTGCTTACCGCCATATTTGTAGAACATGATAAGATGTTGTAGCATCACTGACATTGGGATCTTTTCTTCATCAAAGAATACAGGATTATATGATGTATTGACTGAGATGCCTTGATCGATATACTTCTGTAGAATTGCCATAATCTTTATATATCCTTCTGGTGATTGCTGATCCCATAGTAGTTCGTATTTGTTTTTCAGTTTATGAATACCAGGAACAACTTGCTTTAGAACACCATGCTTAGACTGCTTAACTGACACTAATGAGCGTGGAGGCTCAATACCGTTTGTAGAGTTAGAAATCTGTGCTGATGTTTCTGCTGGCATAAGAGCCATTACAGTTGAGTTACGAATGCCATACTCTTTCAAGTCTGCACGTAGTGTGTCCCAGTCTTGTCTTTCGACATAAGGAGTAAGTTCATCAACATCTAGTTTACGTGTGTCCATTGGGACAATGCCGTCACCATAACGTGTTTCATCTGTACCAGAACATTTACCTTGCTCTTTAGCAAGAGTGTTAGATGCTTTAATTAGGTAGTAGCTCCACGCTTCTGCCCATTCATCTACTAGTTCAAGATTTGGGTTTGAATAGTTTGTGTCATTCTTAGCTAACCAATAAGCGAAGTTAATGATGCCGATACCCAGTGGGCGGCGTTTTTCTGTTGACAATTGTGCCGCAAGTACTGGATACTTTTGATAATCAAGTAATGCGTCTAGTCCACGTACTGCTAATGCACAAACACGTTCAAAGTCTGCTGGAGTTTTAATATTGCCCCAATTAATAGCACTAAGCGTACACAATGAAATCTCACCCTCAGGATCGTTCAAGTCATTCAGTGGCTTTGTAGGAAGATTAATTTCACAGCAAAGATTTGATTGTCGAATTGGTGCTACATCTGGTTTAAACGATCCATGGTCATTTGCGTGGTCAACGTTCATTAGATAGATACGACCAGTGTTCTTACGTTCATTCATGAATGCAGAGAACAGTTCGATTGCAGGAATTGATTTTTTACGAATAGATGTTTTACGTTCTGCTTTCTCATATAGCTCACGGAACTTATCTTGATCAGCAAAGAATGCTTCGTATAGTCCTGGGACATCATTAGGCGAGAATAGAGTAATGTTTCCACCAGTCATTAAACGTTCATACATTAGTTTATTAAACTGCACACCGTAATCTAAATGACGTACACGATTGTCTTCCGTACCTTTATTGTTCTTTAGAACAAGCATGTCTTCTACTTCTAAATGCCAAAGCGGATAGTATAGAGTTGCCGCGCCGCCACGAACACCACCTTGTGAACATGACTTAACTGCTGCTTGAAACATCTTATAGAAAGGGATAACACCAGTGTGTGACGCATCTCCGTTTCGGATCGGAGAATTGATCGCACGAATTGCACCAGCATTAACACCGATGCCCGCTTTTTGTGAGACATATTTAACGATTGAACTAGATGTCGCATTGATTGAATCAAGCGAGTCACCAGTTTCAATTAGAACACAGGAGGAAAACTGTCTCTGCGGCGTACGAACGCCTGCCATCACTGGAGTTGGGAGTGAGATATCAAAGTTACTAATTGCATCATAGTAATCTTTTACCCACTTCATACGTGTTTCTGTAGGATAACTCGAAAACAACGTAGCGGCGATTAACATATAAGCCATCTGCGGTGTTTCAAATACATCTTTAGTTACACGATTTTGTACTAGATATTTGCCACGGAACTGTTCCATACCAACATAAGAAATATTGAAATCTCTATCATGTTTGATATAGTTGTTTATTACTTCCCACTCTTCGTTAGAGTAGTCTTCAAGTAGTGCGTTATCATAAAAGCCACGCTCAACATTTTTCTTAATCAGTTCTAAAATATGTACTGGTTCAAAACTATTGTATACCATCTTTCGTAGATGATAGTTTACTAAATTACCAGCTACCCATTGATAGTTTGGTGTGTCTTCGTTGATCAAGTCTGCCGCTGATTTAATCAACGTTTCTTGAATTTCTGAACTTGTGATGCCGTCATAGAATTGTATATGAGATTTTATTTCAACCTCACTTGCTGATACGCCAGCAATATTATCACAAGCAAAGAACACGACTTTATGCATTTTTTCTAGGTCTAATACCTCTTTTTTGCCATCACGTTTTGTTACTTGAATTGTCATTTATTTGTTTCTCCGAAATCGCAATGTATTTAACAACATCACTCATATCTTAATATCTATTGTTTATATCGTTGCATCTTCCATACCAGCTACACGTAGCTTAATAATGTTACTTAACTGAAAGTGCTTAATCTCAAATCCCTTGGTTATACCTTGGAACTTGTTTCGTAGTAAAGCTACTTGATTAATAAGTTCTGAGATAGCAACTACTTCAGCTTCGCCATCTGCATACTTTTCAGCATCCCTACTGCTTAATGCTTTGTTGTAACTCTCTAAATATTTACGCAAGTATTCACTTCTTTTCTTGCGTAACTGTATATTTAGATGTTCTAGAATTGCTTCGATTTCCTGCAATTGCCCGAATCGTAGTTCTACAAATCCGGGTAACATCGTTGCATTCTTTTCAACATTGCCATATATTTTTACTTCATTGCGGGCTTCTTGTAATTCACCTTCAAAGTGATCTATACAAGAAGGGATCTTACTCCAGTCCGCAACGATTTTACTATACCAACTCATTCGTCATAATCATCCCAAGAGTCATCATCTTCATCTTCATCGTAATCGTCTTGAAAGTATATATCAAACGCTGTTTCGAGAATCTTATCGTTCTCTGTCATTTCTGCAATGTCTTCTTTCTGAAAACCTACATCATCACATATTTTAATTAATCGTTCTGCCGCATTCATTCGTTCCTTAGCCGGAACTAATACTTTAAATGCTTCCCATATATCGAATACTACGTCTGAGTCTACTGCTGCCATTTTATTTTTACGCCTCGTAAATTGCTGAGTTTGCACCATGTTCAGCACATTCTGCGCTGACACAATGACACCTGTTATTTGTCATTTTTCGAACTAGTTCATCAGCAAACTTGTGAGCATGTTCTGCGAACTTCTCAACCCCTACACCATCAAATAATGTAAGTTCTGCTAAACCAGATGATTCTAGTTCACTTAGTTTATACAACAAAGGATCAGCCCTGTCAACAACTACTTTGTGATCAAAGTTATCTTCTAACCACTTCTTCAATGGCTTTAAGCCACCGAAATCAACTACCCAATTGCGTTCATCTAATTCATCACAACCGAATACAAACTTAAATTGTAAACTATACCCATGCAAGAACTTGCAATGAGAGTGTGCTAACGGCTGTCTAAAAACAGCCGAAAGCCCGATATTATGACCATATGTCTTTGTCGAATAGTACTTAGTCATAATTATACCTCATTAAGTTCAGAGTTTTCGTCTTGGACGATTTCTCCATTAGCATCAGTTTCTAGTGAATCTAGACCATGCACTTCTGCATCCAAGTCTTCTGTATTCCAATCAGCAATAACTTGGTCTAGTTTTTCATCTGTCCAGTTCTTACGGAACTCAAGAATTTCTTCACCAGATTTGGTAGTATATTTTAGACGATTTCCTTGCTTTACAAGCAAACCTTTTGCTTCAAAGAATTCAAGTAGCCCTGAATAAGGAGACATACCTGTTTCATACGGAATTTCTACTTGTACACTTTCAAACGGTTTTGAATAACGTGTCTTAACAACTTTACAAGCGGCACGAATGCCATGTACTTTAGATGTCTTTACACCGTTTTCATCTGTCTTCAGTTTTAGTTTACGCATAGCGATAACAATAGATGATGCATAGATAAAGCCTTGTCCACCTGAAATCTTATCATCTGGATCAAACATATCTTGTGATGCATACGTGTGATTTGTTGCAATCATACCTACATTGAAGTCGCCGAACATGTTTACACAGTTACGAACAAGTGCTGATAGTGCTTTAGGCTTACGACCCATATCACCTTTCATTTCACCTTTTTCGAACTGATTAACATCTGTTGGTGTCAACATCATACCCAAACTGTCAAGTACGAACAGGACCTTAGGACGTTCTTCGTCAGGTGTATCTGTGTACTCCTTACGATAGTCTGTCATAAAGTCTGAAATGATTTTAGCAACATCATCAATCATAGCTACGTTCAATTTTAGTAGCTTATCATCTTCTGAACGTACGTTTAGTGCATGTAGCCAGCTTTCATCTAGTGCGTTTTCACTATCGATAAGAACAACAAAGATACCCTGATCTTGTGCATTCTTAATAATGTTACCAGATGCAATATATGATTTACCTGCACCAGACTCTCCTGCTAGTACTGTCACTTTACCAAGTGGAATACCTTTATAGAAGTCATTTGAGATTAACTTGTTTAGACAGTAGTTACCTGTTGAGATCCATGTATCCGGATCACGAAAGCCCACAGACATTCCTGGGACTGCTTTTGTAATACTTTTACGAAACTTTGACGCATCAAATGCTTTTGCCATAGTCTAACTCCATTAAATTTTGTGAAAAAGGGGAGGACGACCACGCCCTCCCAAGTTGACTAGTATAATTAGTCTGATTTACGTGAACGGATCATTGCAAGAATGTCTGATGCATCTTTTCCTGCGCCAGTACCTGCTGATGCAGTTGCCGCTACAGGAGCTGCCTCTGCCGCTACTTCCTCATTTGACTTGAACGGAATATCGTCTACTACTTCTGCTTTAGGAGCAGGAGTATCTGCCACTGGTGTTGCAGGTGCTGCTGGTGCAGACTGTGTTACTGTTCGAGCAGGAGAAGAGTTATTTTTTACTGCACCTTCTGGAACATCTAATCCATATGGTTTGTAAAAATTACCCCAACGATTTGGATCGTATAGTTCGCCATCTACTGATGCTTCAAACATTTCCATAATGACATTAAGTTCATCTGCTGATGGACGTTTAGGCATGTAATCTCCCAAGTCATTAAGGCCATGTGTTTCAATAGCTTGACGCTCTTCTTCATTTAGAGAACGTTCTTTACGAGCCCAATTTGATGTAGAATAATCTGCATACTGACCTTTTTGGGTCTTAGTCAAACGGAAGTCTGTACCTGCATCAAAGTCTGTTGGAAGATTTTCCATATCAGGATCCATAAGTGCTGATTTCAACAACTTAAAGATTTGTGGACCGATCACGAAACGACGGATAGGATTCTCTGGTGCGTCTTCATTCAGTGGATTTGTAACTACGAAACCTTGAAAAATATATGAACGCTTTTTCCAGTACTTACGACCTAAATCTTCCATTGCTGGATCTTTAAACCATGGACGAATTTCTGCATGTACGGGACATGTGTCACCCCACATTTCAACGCAAGGAACTTGTACGATAATAGGTTTCTGTTCACCACCAACAACACCTGCGAAAGGCATTTTGATTACTTGACGTTCACGCCAAAAGAACACATTGTCTGGTGAGTCATCCGGTAAGAAGCGGATCGTAGCTGTACTATCATTATCCATATTCCAGAACGGATAGATAGCATCTGTGCCACGTGATTGATTTGATTTGTTTTCTGCTTTGTTTTCTTGTGCCAGCAATTTTGCACGGATTTCTGCTAGTGTAGCCATGTTAGTTTTTCCTTTATATTAGCCTATGTTAGCCATGTTAGTTTTATATTAGCCTAGTTGTGTTATAAACACATCCTCTCTAGAGCATGTACTTATAATACTACATCTATTTAGCAAAGTCAAGTGTTATTTACATAAAAAAAGCGCCCCTAAGGACGCTTTTTTACAATTAATTTTGTGTGTAATTTATACTGGGATATCAAATCCAGCAAATGCTTCTCCAAGCATTTCATCAAACTTTGCATCCAATGTTGTATTTTCTTCTACGTGTTCTACTGTCTGCTTTGACATTTTAAGTAGTTGACCTGCTAACTGAACATCCTGTTCATCAAGTGATTGAGGATCGTTACGCATAGACGTTGCAAAATTATTTAAGAATGATGAAAGTTGTGCCGCTCTGTCATGTCCTTTATTTTTACGTCTAGTATCTTCTGTTGTGTCAACATCAACTGTTTCAGCAAGATCATTGAATTGCTGTGCCATTGTTTCTAGTTTGCTTTCCGGAAGAACTTCTTCATCTGTCTTCTTAACTGCTACAACTTCTTCTGCTTCTACACTCTTCTGTCTGAAAGAAATTGTATTTGTTTCAGATTCGATAATAGATGCTACTCGTTGTGTTTGTACAGAACGATTATTTTCTGTTTCTTCTTCGTTAACACGATGAACAAGTGGTAGAATATCTTTTAGTGATTCTTCAAATGTTGATTTAGTAAACTTAGCTACGTAATCGTTTACTGTATCTTCTGCAATTTCAGTTTCTTCTGATTTCTCATTCAGCGCCATTGATTCTACGAAAGACGTATATCCTTTAGCACCTTGAATACGCTTGATTGATTCTTTGATGCTTTCCATCTTTTGCTTTACATTAGCAACAATAGAACGATTGTTTTCATTTACAAGTCCTTGCTTGTTTACAACGTTCATAAATTCTTTTAGTTTCGATAAGTTTGTTGAATGTTCAACAATCGCTTCGCCAACCATATCACTTGGTACACCACCGTGTGCAACGTGTCTAGCCATAGCTCTCGCACCATTCAAATGTTTGTGTGGATACTTAAAGCGTTCTCCATCTGCATTCTCAATAAAGATAGCTGAGATATTACGTGAACGTGAACCTCGTTGCTCTTCATTTACTGGATTACGATGCTTTACGATTAGCTTTACGTTTTCTAGTGTTTGGCGACTTGTGCGTGATGAACCACTTAGTGGGCTTAGTCCCTCATTAAATACGTCACTCATAGTCTGCTCCTTGTTTTTTTCAATTTCATATGCATAATTTTTTGGTTCGATATGCTTTCCGAACGTTCTAATATCAAAATCGATCATGTTTGTTCGTGCAATAGTTCTCATTGTTTTAATAAGTCTACTAATACGTTCATCATCGATATCAGTTGTTTCACCCAAATGTAGTTTTATCTCTTCAGAGTTGTCTTGCAGATGTACCATTAAATTTGGATCTTCTACATAGAAGTAGCGAGCCTCGCTTGGATCTGCTACACTTTTACCATTGGTTGAATCAAACATCTTTACTTGAAAACCATAACCCTGTATGATCTTCATAGTTTTTTCAGCAATGCTGTTGTAATTAATAGCCATAATAATGTTTCCTTTTTAGTATTTATCAAAATACCATAGGAAGTGGTTCATCATAGTCTGCATCACTATCTAAACTCTCTCCTAACAATGATTCATATTGT